AATCAAACAGATTATTCTTTATATTCTGGGAAGCTTGCAAAGCAGACCAGAGATGCTATGGTATGTGCTACCTCAAAAACCGACGATCTGGTTTCTCATTTATGGCTTCAGCAGACACGGTTAACCAAGCAACAATTAGCTCAGACTCGAGATTCGGTATATTATCAAAATCAGGGGCGGATGCTAAAAAAATGTTTACCGACAAAGTAGTACCAATATCAATTAACTATCCTTTCTTTTTCCGTCCTATACAAGACGGTATGGATCGTCCAAAAACAGAGCTAGCTTATAGAGTACCAGCATCAAAACTAACACGTAGAAAGCTAGATGAAGGTGTTTCGTCAGAAGAAATAGAAGGTCTTGACACAACTATTGATTGGAAAAACACAGGTGATAACAGCTATGATGGTGAAAAACTAAAGCTGCTTGTACATGATGAATCTGGTAAATGGGAAAGACCTGATAACATATTGAACAACTGGCGTGTGACAAAAACCACAATGCGATTAGGTAGCAAGATCGTTGGTAAATGTATGATGGGATCAACATCAAACGCTATAGAAAAAGGTGGTGGAAACTTTAAAAAATTGTACTATGCTTCAGACGTTACGCAAAGAAACCGCAATGGGCAGACTAGCTCAGGATTATATTCTTTGTTCATACCTATGGAATGGAACTACGAGGGATTCATTGATGCTTATGGCATACCTGTATTCGACAAACCAAAAGACGCCGTTAGAGATCCGCACGGAGACCTCATCACAACAGGTGTTATCGAACACTGGGAAAATGAAGTAGATGGCCTTAAAAATGACCAGGATAGCTTAAACGAATACTATAGACAGTTTCCACGTACAGAGAAGCATGCATTCAGAGATGAAGCTAAATTATCTTTATTTAATTTAACTAAGATATACGAGCAAATAGATTATAACGAAGACATGAGGAATAAAACCTTAGTAACGAAAGGTAATTTCCAATGGACTGGGGGAGTAAAAGATACAACAGTTAATTTTATACCAGAAAATAATGGTAGGTTTTTAGTATCTTGGATTCCACCTGCAATATTACAAAATCGTGTAATAATAAAAAATGGAGTTAAACATCCAGGTAACGAGCATATTGGTGCTTTTGGATGTGACTCATATGATATATCAGGTACAGTAGATAAGCGAGGTTCTAAAGGATCTTTGCACGGGCTTACAAAGTTTAGCATGGAAGAAGCTCCTTTTAATATGTTCTTTTTAGAATATATATCAAGACCTCCAACAGCTGAAATATTCTTTGAAGACGTGCTTATGGCTTTACATTTTTATGGTATGCCTATACTAGCAGAGAATAACAAGCCAAGGCTATTGTATTATTTAAAAAGAAGAGGTTATAGAAACTTCTCTATAAATAGACCTGACAAAACATTTAACAAGCTTTCAGTTGCAGAAAGAGAAATAGGTGGTATACCTAACTCTAGCGAGGATATTAAACAAGCGCATGCCGCTGCTATAGAATCTTATATAGAAGATCACGTAGGTTTAAAAGAAACTGAGTATGGTCAAATGTATTTTCAACGTACGCTTGAAGACTGGGCTAAGTTTAACATAAACAATAGAACAAAGTTTGACGCGACGATAAGTTCTGGTTTAGCTATAATGGCTTGCAACAAAAACAAATACTCACCAGTGGCTGAAATAAAAAAAGAGCCAGTTAGTATTAATTTTACAAAATACGATAACACAGGTTATTCTTCAAAAATAATAAAATAAATGGTTTATACTAATGTTAATAGTTCTTTTCCAAGTCAGGTAGTACCAGACGCAGAGAAAAATACTTATGATTACGGCTTAGCCGTAGGTAGAGCTATTGAAAACGAATGGTTTAGAGGTGACAAAGGTTTAGGAGCTGGTGGTCGTTTTGGTAATAGTTGGCAAGACTTTCACAGACTTAGACTATACGCTAGAGGCGAGCAGTCAGTCGCTAAATACAAAGATGAACTGTCTATTAATGGTGATTTATCTTACTTAAATTTAGACTGGAAACCAGTAGCTGTATTATCTAAGTTTGTAGATATTGTAGTAAATGGTATGACTGATAGAGGTTATAAAATAAAATCATTTGCTACAGATCCTTTTGCTGTTGCTGAAAGAACAAATCATGCGACTTCTATAGCTCAAGATGCTTTTGCCAAAAATTTAATACAACAAGCTAAACAAAACTTAGGCGTTGATTTAAAAAGAACAAACGTGCCTAATGAGCAATTACCTAAAAGCAAGGAAGAGTTAGAACTTCACATGCAGTTGACATATAAGCAGGCTATAGAAATAGCCGAAGAAGAGCTTATTCAAAATGTTTTTGATTATAACAAATATGAAGAAACTAAAAAAAGATTAGCGTATGATTTAACAGTATTAGGTATAGCCTCTGTTAAAACTAACTTTAATTTAGCTAATGGTATCACTGTTGATTATGTAGATCCTGCTAATTTAGTTTATTCATATACAGAAGATCCTAACTTTGAGGATATTTATTACGTAGGTGAAATGAAATCAATGAGTTTGCAGGAAGTTAAAAAGCTTTTTCCTTACTTAACAGATTCTGATTTAGAAGAAATACAAAAATACCCAGGTGATGCTAACTATACCCGTAATTATTACGGACAAGATGATCAATACAATCAAGTACAAGTTTTATTTTTTGAATATAAAACTTACAACAATCAAGTATTTAAAATAAAAGAAACAGATCAAGGTCTTGAAAAAGCTTTGGAAAAAGACGATTCTTTTAATCCACCTGAAAATGCTGAAAACTACAATAAGGTGCATCGAGCTATAGAGGTTTTATATAGCGGTGCAAAAATACTTGGGCATGAAAAAATGCTTAAATGGGAGCTTGCTGAAAACATGACGCGACCATACAGTGATCAGACCAAAGTTGAAATGAACTATAGTATTTCTGCGCCTAGAATATACAAAGGTCGTATAGAATCATTGGTTAGTAAATGTGTTGGTTTTGCTGATATGATACAGCTTACACATTTAAAAATACAACAAGTACTAGCGCGTATGGTGCCAGACGGTGTATTTGTAGATGTAGATGGTTTAGCAGAAGTTGACCTTGGTAATGGCACAAATTACAATCCTCAAGAAGCTTTAAACATGTACTTCCAAACCGGTAGTATTGTAGGTAGAAGCTTAACACAAGATGGCGATCCTAACAGAGGTAAAGTGCCTATTCAAGAGCTACAAACGTCTTCAGGTATAAGTAAAATACAAGCTTTAATACAAACGTATCAATACTATTTACAAATGATACGTGACGTAACCGGGTTAAATGAAGCTAGAGATGGTAGTAAACCAGATAAAGATTCTCTAGTTGGTCTGCAAAAACTAGCAGCAGCAGCGTCTAACACAGCGACTAAACACGTGTTACAATCTTTAATGTATTTAACAGTTCGTAATGCTGAAAATATAAGTTTAAAAGCCGCTGATATGATAAACTTTCCGCTATTAAAAAATGCGTTAATGAATAGTATTAGTACGTTTAATGTTGATACGTTAGAACAAATAGAAAAACTAAACATGCATGAGTTTGGTATATTCTTAGAGCTTGAACCTGAAGAAGAAGATAAACAAAATTTAGAGCGTAATTTACAAATAGCTTTACAAAACGGAGGTATTGATCTTGAAGATGTTATAGATATTAGAGAAATATCTAATATTAAACTTGCAAATCAGATGCTTAAAATAAAACGCAAGCAAAAGCAGGAGCGTGATCAGCAGGTTGCACAAGCAAACATACAAGCGCAAGCTCAGGCAAACGCTCAAACAGCTGAACAAGCAGCTTTAGCAGAAATGCAAAAACAACAAGCGTTAGCAGAAACAGAGTTACAAATAGAGCAAGGTAAATCTCAGTTTAAAATTCAACAAATGCAAACAGAGGCTGAAATAAAGAAACAGCTAATGGCTGAAAAGTTTCAGTATGATATGCAATTAGCTAAACTAGATGTTGATGCTCAAAAAGAAAAAGAAAAAGAAATAGAAGATCGTAAAGACGAGCGTGCTAGAATTATAGGTACACAGCAATCACAATTAATTTCACAACGCCAAAACGATGAACTACCTAAAAACTTTGAGTCATCTGGATTTGACTCACTAGGAGGACTTGGACTTGAACAGTTTGAGCCTCGTTGAAAATAAAATCCTTTAATTTTATACTATTATATTATGTCAACAGAAGTAAAACAAGAAGGAGAATTTAAAATGAAGACTCCTACTAAACCTAAAAACTTAGGTAAAAAAAACGAAGTAACTAAAATTGAAATACCTAAAGAAGGTATTGAATCTCAAGGAGAGGTAATTCCTGAGGTTACTAAAGTAGAAATAAAAAACAAAGATGCCGTTCAAACACAAGAGACAGATGATAGCAATGCTATTATCGAAGAGTCCAAAGACAGTAGCGACAGCAAGGAAGTGGTTGAAGAAGTACGGACCTCCGACGAAGGAGTAGAATCTCCTTTAACTGTAGTTGAAGATACTGAAGAAGAGCAAGAAGTTGTTAAAGAACAAATACAACAACCAGTTGTAGAGCAAAAACAACTACCAGAAAATATTGACAAGCTAGTTACTTTTATGGAAGAAACTGGTGGAACTGTAGAAGACTATGTTAGGCTTAATGCAGATTATACCAACGTTGATAATAAAACTTTAATTAGTGAATATTATAAACAAACTAAACCACATTTAGATTCTGAAGATGTAAGTCTTTTATTAGAAGACTTTGATTACGACGATGATATAGATGAACCAAAAGAAATACGCAAAAAGAAAATTGCGTTCAAAGAGGAGGCTGCAAAAGCTAAAGACTTTCTTGAAGGCTTAAAAGGTAAATATTACGACGAGATCAAGTTGAGACCGGGCGTAACCCAAGAGCAACAAAAAGCATTAGACTTTTTCAACCGATACAATGAAGAACAACAAGCAGTTCAAAGTAAGCATAAAGGTTTTGTTGATCGTACTAATAATTTGCTTAATGATAATTTCAAAGGTTTTGATTTTAATGTAAGTGATAAAAAATTTAGATACGGTGTTAAAAACCCTAGTAGTGTAGCTGAAGCACAATCAGATATTACAAACTTTATTGGAACGTTTCTAAATAAACAAGGTGATATTGAAGATATGCAAGGTTACCACAAAGCTTTATACGCTGCGCGAAACGCTGATACTATAGCTCAACATTTTTATGAGCAAGGAAAAGCTGACGCTGTTAAAGATGTTATGGCTAAATCGAAAAACATTTCGACTGAGCCTCGTCAAACAGCTGCTGGTGAAGTATTTGTTAATGGGATTAAAGTTAAAGCAATGAGCGGTGTTGATTCTTCAAAATTGAAAATCAAAAAAGTAACAATAAAAAAATAAAAATAAATAATTATGGCTTTAAGTCCTTTATTTGGGAGTATAGTCCCAAGTCAACAACAACAATTGCTAGACACAAACTTCCTGTCTTTTAACGGAGGTGCGGGTGCTGGTGATTCTGATACATTTGCACAACAGTATTTACCTGAAATTTATGAAGCAGAAGTAGAGCGCTACGGAAATCGTACGCTTTCTGGATTCTTACGTATGGTAGGAGCTGAAATGCCTATGACTTCTGACCAAGTTATCTGGTCTGAGCAAAACCGTTTACACATCTCTTATGATGGTTGTGCTAACGATCAAACAAATACAATTACTATTCCTGTAGGTGCAGACGTTAAAAACGTTATTTCTCCACAGTCTACAATTGTAATGCTTGATGGTGCTGGCAACGAGCTAAAAGGTGTTGTAACTGCTTCTAACCTTACTACTGGTGCACTTACTGTAGCTCCTTATGATGCTACTACTACAGCTGCGCTTGCTACTACTGGAATTAAAATATTCGTATTTGGTTCTGAGTATGCTAAAGGTTCTACCACACCTAACAACACTTCAGCTACTGCTGCTGATGGATATGTAAGTGTAGATCCTGCTTTCACACAATTTTCTAACTCACCAGTTATTATCCGTAACAAATATGTTGTTTCTGGTTCTGACACAGCTCAGATTGGTTGGGTAGAAGTTGCTACTGAAGACGGAACTGGAGGTTACCTGTGGTATCTAAAAGCTGAGTCTGAAACTCGCCTACGTTTCGAAGATTATCTTGAAATGAGCGTAGTTGAAGGTGAAAAAGCTGACACCGCTTTAGGTGCTGGTTCTGCAGCTGCTGCTGGTTACAAAGGTACAGAAGGTTTGTTTGCTGCTATTCAAGGTCGTGGTAACGTAGAAGCTGGATTCAACGCTGCTGCAAGTGCACTAGGTGAATTTGACAATATCTTACGTAACCTAGATACACAAGGTGCAATTGAAGAAAACATGCTTTTCTTAAACCGTGAGACATCACTAGGATTTGATGATATGCTAGCTGGTATTTCTAACGGTGCTAACGGTGGTACTGCTTATGGATTGTTTGAAAACTCTGAAGATATGGCATTAAACCTAGGGTTTAGTGGTTTCCGCAGAGGTTCTTATGACTTCTATAAGACTGATTGGAAATATCTAAACGATGCTTCTACTCGTGGTGCTATTAGTGATGGGTTGATTCCACCAGATTATGGCGTAAGCGCTATTGATGGGGTATTAATTCCAGCGGGTACATCAACAGTTTACGATCAAGTTCTTGGTAGTAACATCCGTCGTCCATTCTTACACGTACGATACAGAGCGTCACAAACTGACGATCGTCGTATGAAGACTTGGTTGACTGGTTCTGTTGGAGGTGCTTTCACATCTGATCTAGACGCTATGGAGGTTAACTTCCTATCTGAAAGATGTTTATGTGTACAAGGTGCAAACAACTTTGTATTATTTACTAAGTAGATTACTTTAAAGGTACGGGCGCTTCGGCGCCCTATGCCTTTATTTTATTAATTATATTATATTATATTATGTCAAAAACAAAAGAAGCCCCAACTGTAGAAAAAGGTTGGGAAATTAAAGATAGAACGTATCTAATAGTAGGAAGATACAAACCATTAACACTTAGAATACCATCTAAGCATAGCGCTAGAAAACCTATGCTATGGTATGATAGTGAAAAAAACACACAAAGAGAACTTAGGTATGCTACAAATATGAACTCACCATTTGTAGATGAACAAAAAGGCGAAGTAACATTAGGCACTATATTATTTAAAGACGGTGCGTTATTTGTTCCAAAAGAAAAACAAGCCTTACAAAAACTGTTATCTTTGTATCACCCAATGAATGGAAAACGTTATAAAGAGTTTGATTCTGTTGTTGAAGCAACCGACGAACTTGATATGATGGAACTTCAGATAGACGCGTTAAACGCTGCTAGAGGTATGGACGTAGAGCAGATAGAAGCTATATTAAGAGTTGAGTTTGGAAGTAAAGTAAATGATATGTCATCTAAAGAATTAAAAAGAGATGTGCTTATATTTGCTAGACAAAACCCAGTTTTATTTATAGAACTAGCTAAAGACGAAAATGTTCAACTAAGAAACTTTGCTATTAAAGCTGCTGAAGCTAAAATAATTAAGTTGTCAGATGATCAACGATCTTTCTCTTGGGCATCAAACGGTAAAAAACTTATGACAGTACCATTTGATGAAAATCCTTACTCTGCTATGGCAGCTTTCTTTAAGACAGATGAAGGCGTAGAAGTTTTCAAATCTATCGAGAAAAAGTTAAAATAACATGTAACAATAGTATAAGGCCCGTTCACTCGGGCCTCATACGCCCAACAAAAATAAATAATTAAAAATGGCTATAAACGTAAATCAGGTATACAAAGCCGTACTCGTGGTATTGCAACAAGAAAAAAGAGGTGTTCTTACACCTACTGAGTTTAATAAAATTGCTACACAGGCACAGCAAGAAATATTTACAGAGTACTTTGACGAGCTTAACCAACTGTTGAGACAACCTCAGACTAGTCTGGCGTATGCTGATAGGTACGCGTTGTTAGACGAAAAAATATCTTTGTTTAAAACATTCGAGACTGTAAATATTAATAATAATAAAGTATCTGTACCTTTGCAAGTTCAAGAGCTAGGCACTGTTGTATATAACAATAGAGAAGTTCAAAGAATACAAAAATACGAAGTATACACAACAAACATATCACCACTTACAGCTCCTACAGAATTTTACCCGGTATACACATACGAAGACCGCGAAATAGAATTATATCCTAACCCATTAACTGGTAGTGTTACTTTAAACTTTTTAAAGTTTCCAGCTGACGTTAAATGGGGCTTTACTATCGATACAGAGCTTGGTAATTATATTTACAACGAACAAGCTTCAACTCAATTTGAAATACATAAATCAGACCAACCTCTTTTAATAGATAAAATATTAGGTTATGCAGGTGTAATGAGTAGAGATCAATTAGCTTTACAATTAGCAGCTAGCAAAGAGCAACAAATAGACGTAGACGGACAAAAATAATAAATCATGGCAACAACTATATCAAACGCTTTTATATCGCTTAATGATATTATAAACAACTTTTTAATATCATACACAGGACCTGGTAAATTAATACCCGACGCTGTAAGAACTGAGGTTATATTCCATGCTCGTAGGTGCTTGCAGGAGTTTGCTTATGAAACTTTAAAAAGTCAATTTACTGAAGGTCCTACAACTGTAACATCCGGAGTTGCTGTTGATTTGCCGGCTGATTTTGTAGCTGTTATATCAGCTAGCATCAAAATTGGTGGTACAACATTTCCTCTTGAAGATACTTCTTCACCTTCTCCAAACACTGGTCAATATTATATAAACTATATAAATAAAACAATCACATATGGTGATTCAGGTGATGCAACTTTAACATATCTTTCTAACGCTCTTACTACAGATGAGTCAGCTGCTATACCTAAATTAGCAGAAGAAGCTTTATACTCCTGCATGATATACTCTATACTTGCTAATAGAGAGAATACAAGACCAGACGTTTTACAAAGATTACTTATAGAAAAAACCGACAAGCTAGACAAAGCTAAATCAAGACTAGTCTTTACTAACTTCGACTAAAATAAAATAGCATGGCGATTAACGTAAACAACGTATATCAAACTGTGTTGCTTATATTAAACAAAGAGCAGCGTGGTTATATGACGCCTGATGAGTTTAATAAAACAGCTACACAAGTACAATTAGATATATTTGAACAATACTTTGACGATTTAAATCAACAACTAAGAGTACCACAAGCTGATTATGATTACACTGACAGGCAGGTAAATTTAGATGATCAAATATCTACGTTTAAATGTTTAGGCGATTGCGGTCCACAAGCTGGTTATTTTGAATTACCCTCTCAAGATAACTTTACTAATAATGCTATAGTTTACAATGACAACGCACAATCAGGTCAATTTGCTTTTTATAGAATAGGAACTCTAACTTGGGAAGATAATACTTTAACATACCCAATTGAAATAGAAAGGTTGCAACGAAAAGATTTTTATGAAATACAAAAATCTGAATACACGTTGCCAAGCGAAGATTTTCCTGTGTATCTATACGAAAATAAACAAATTAGAGTTTTACCAAACACTATTGTAGATGACGTTAAAGCTACATTTATAAGAAAACCTTTAAATGTTACTTGGTCTTTTACGGTTGGAATACAGGGCCAATACATATATGATTCAGGTAATTCACAAAACTTTGAATTAGAATCTAATGAACAGGTAAATGTTATACTTAGAATATTACAATACTCAGGTATTATAATTAGAGATCCACAAATAGTTCAAGCTGCTGCTTCTGAAATACAGCAAAATGAAGTAAATAAAAAAAGCTAATATATGTCACTACTAACAGAAAACAATAGGCAATATTACGAAGGCGCGCAAGGGTTTCAGGGCAATGGATCTAACAAAAGCTTTACTACAACCTTTAATACAGATTTAGTATTTGGAGCGGCTAGTAGCAATAATGTAAACTACGCTTTAAATAATTTTAAAATATACACTAGTACTAACGCTCAGCCATCTACTTGGAGCGAGGTTACTTCTGGTTACACAGTTGTTGGAAATACA